GGAAAAATTGATTAAGTCTGGGTTTGTCAGCGAATCTACTTACGAGGTTGGCCAGGGTGAGAACCGCAAGACGGTGACAGGCACAAAAGAGAGCCCTTTGTTTATGACAGAAAAGAGATGCATTCTCAATTACAACACCTTTGCCGCTCAGTTTGGATTCAACCCAATGGCCAGGACACGGCTACAAATCAATCCATATCAAAAGGGAGTTACCGGAACACCAACCCCAACGTCGCCAGATCCAGACGATGACACGAGGCCGACGAATAGTAAAATCCTTGACATGATGAATATCAAAAAGACAGGATGACCACAGCCACCGAGGAGTTAACCCTCAAAGAATTAATCAAGATTCTGCCCGATTACGATCCATATGATGATTGTGAGGGTTATTACTTTGACGAAGAAAAAGCAGCAGACGCCATTCTATGGATTGAAAGCTGTTGTACTTTTACAAAGGGTAAACAATTCGCGGGCAAGCCTTTACTACTTGAGCCGTGGGAAAAAGCAGTCGTGGCCAATACTTTCGGCTGGCTCGATGAAGAAGACGGGTCAAGGCGTTACCGAGAGATTTTTATCTACGTTCCCCGAAAGAATGGCAAGACTGAACTCATGGCGGCAATGAATTTATTTGTATTGTTCACCGATCAGGAGCAGGGAGCCGAGATTTATTCCGCTGCATCAACCGAGGATCAGGCGAAAATTGTGTGGAATGTCTCAGCAATCATGATAGCGAACAATCCTTTACTTGATGACAACAGCTTTACGTTTAAAAAATCGATTACCCACGATCAAACAAACAGTTTTTATAAGCCAGTGACAGCCGACCCAGATTCTAAACATGGATTTAACGCCCATTGTGTGACGATTGACGAATTACACGCTTGCGATGAGGCCACGGTTGACGTTTTAGAGACCTCACAAGGGGCAAGGTGGCAACCATTATTTTTCTATACCACCACGGCAGATTTTGACAGAGAGTCAATTTGCAATAAAACCCACGATAGAGCGTGTAAAGTGAGGGATGGAGTAATAAGCGATCCCGCCTTTTTGCCCATAATTTATGAGGCTTCAATTGATGACGATTGGCGGTCTGAAGAAACATGGAAGAAGGCGAATCCTAATTATGGCGTGAGCCTTCAAATAAAATATTTTAAGAGAAAGTTTAATAAGGCTTGTACAGTGCCAAGCTTTGAAAACACATTCAAAAGACTTCATTTAAATATGAAGACAGAGCAGTCTAGGCGGTGGATAAAGCTTGATTTATGGGATAAATGCGGGAAACCATTTGACCGCGATATCGAGAATTTTAGAGGAAAACGGTGTTATGCGGGGCTTGATTTGGCCAGCACGATAGACACAGCCTCACTTGTTTTAGTCTTTCCCGATGATGGGTTTAAGATTATCCCCTATTTTTGGATACCAAAGGACACCGCCGAGGACAAGGAAAAAACCGATAAGGTTCCTTATAGACAATGGGAAAAAGATGGCCTTATTAAGTTAACGCCCGGTAATCGTATTGATTATTCCTTTATTAAGAAGCAAATAATTGATATTTGTAAGGTGGTCGACATGGTTGAAATTGGATACGACCAATGGAACGCCACGCAATTATCAATCCAATTAACCGAAGAACATTCGCTGCCCATGTCAAGCGTTGTCCAGGGCTTTAGATCGCAGTCAGAGCCCTGTAAACGCATTGAAGCGGATATGGCCAAAATGATTTTGAACCACGGCGGCAACCCAATACTGAGAAGTCACGCCAGCAATGTCTCAGTTAAAGAAGATCCTGCAGGGAATATCAAGATCGACAAGCAGAAATCCAGCGAAAAGGTCGACGGTATGGCGGCCCTGGCAGATGCCTATGCCTGTTGGCTGGCAAACGATGAGCAGGAATCGGTTTATGAGAATCGCGGAATCTTAGTTGTAGGTGGCGATGACGATGAAGACGACGAGGGATGGAGAGAATATTTGGATGAAGACGGTCAAGATTATGACGCCACCTAATAAAATGTTATAACAGTGTGTATGAATAAAGAGTGCATAATATGGCTTTAAAACTACCTGATGTAATACGAAAAGGCCTAAACGTGTTGCCGGGAGTAGAAATAAAATCTCAATTAGTATCCGATTTGGGCAATCCAGCGGCTTGGATGGTCAATACTTTCGGCGGTGGCCGTATTTTATCCGGTGAAAATGTCACGGCAGAAACCGCCATGGAACTGCCAGCTTTTTATGCGGCATTAAGAAACGTCTCAGAGGATATCGCAAAACTCCCTGTAAATATTTTTCGTGTTGTAGCCGGTGGAAAACGTATTGACAACAATCATGCATTGTTTGATTTATTAAATAATCAAGCTAATCCCTACGTATCGTCAATGAATTTTTATCAAACTTTGATTCATTGGGCTTTAAATTGGGGCACTGGATACGCTGAAATCGTTAGAAATGGTCTTGGGCAACCGGTTGAGATGTGGCCTATTCATCCGTCAAGAGTGACGCCATTCTTTAAAGAAGATGGCACTTTACATTATCGGATTACTACGCAAATCACTATCCAAGGGCAAAAATTTAGAGCAGTTGACTTATCCGCTGAAAATGTTTACAGCTTACCTGGCTTAGGGGGCGATGGAATTGTGGGGTACAGTGTTTTTAAATTACTTGCTCAATCGATTGGTATAGGATTAGCCACTCAAAATTGCCGCGCTTCTTATTATGGAAATGGAACAAATTTAAGTGGGGTTATTGAACACCCTCAAAAATTATCAAAAGAGGCCTCCGCCAGACTGCGCCATTCTTGGGATAAAATTCATACCGGTGGGGCTGAGAACAAAAATAAAGTGGCCCTTTTAGAAGAGGGGTCAAAATTCAATCCCACTTCGTCAAATGCGGCTGAGGCACAATTGATCGAGGCCAGTAAATTCACCGTTATTGAAGTAGCCAGAATAGTAAGAATCCCACCCCACAAGCTTCAATCGACGGAAAAAATGACTTTGAATAATCTCGAAAGTCAAACCCGTGAATATATCGACGATACTTTGATGCCTTGGGTAATAAGAATAAAAAACGAAACGCAAAGAAAACTTATTAAAACCCCTACTCATTTTGCCCGTCATCAAACTGGATTGTTAACATTAGGAGACATCAAAACCACGGCAGGAGTGATTAAAACTTATAGAAACTCAGGGATAATGAGTATGAACGAAGGACGCGACATTATAGACCTAAATCCAATCCCAGAGCCTTGGGCAGATGAATATCACATGCAAATGAATATCACCACGGTCGAGGCAATTTCAGAGAAAGCCAATTTAAAACCGAATGGACAGAATGGAGCGACCACGATGGAGTCAGGCGAAAAAGATCCAGAGGGCCGCGACCTCGAAGCCACCCATGTCGAGCCAAAAATGAATCTCTTAGAAAAATTTGAAGAAGCCAAGGCGGCACACCTTCCAAGCTTTATATTTGCAGCGCAGCGAGTATTATCAAAAGAAAATAAACAGCTTATAAGTCATTTAAGCTCAGACAGGCAGAATCTAAAAGGCTTCACCGGCTGGGCTGAGTATTTCTTTTCTAAACAAAAGAATGAAATTATCGACGCATTCAAGCCCTGCTCTCAAGTATTTATAAACACCTTCAAATTAGAGATCGATTCCAACTTTTTGTTAGAATTTGCTGATACCTATGCAGCAGATGGCCAAGCGAAAGCCGTCGAGATGTGGGAAAAGCAGGCAAAACATGAGGTCGTAAGAGAAAGCGCCTTTGAAGATGAGGAAAAACTAGCGAATTCAGTCATAAATTTAATCGTATCAAAAGCGAAAGAGGCCCGAAATGAAGATTAATAAGCACAATATGAGATGTTTTAACGACCATATGGGACGTTGGATGATATTAGAAACTCATCTCTTGTCGCTTTATAACCTTGTTACAAGCGAGGGAATCACTTTTGAATCAGATATCAAAGCAGATGAGCATGATCCCGACGAAGATCGTCAAAGGGAAGACGATATGGCCATTACTACGATGACTCGTGGTGGAATCATGATCGTTCCAATTGAGGGCGCCATGATGAGAGGTGTTTCAAGCTTTGGGGGAGTTTCTACGGTTCAAATTCGAAGGGTCTTAAGAAACGCCGCTAGCGATCCTGAGGTCAAAGGAATTCTTTTACGGGTCGATTCCCCAGGTGGAACCGTGGCCGGAACCGATGAATTAGCAGCAGAAATCAAGGCAATCGGTCAAATCAAGCCCATTAGAACGCATGTTGAAGGCCTCATGGCTTCGGCTTCTTTTTGGGTTGGTAGTCAAGTAAGCCTTATTACAGCCAGTAGAACGTCTGAAATAGGATCGCTTGGAACCGTCGCCGTCGTGCATGATATGTCAGAAATGGCTAAGAAAGACGGAATCAAAGTGCACGTTGTATCAACTGGGCCTTTCAAAGGCGCTTTTACTCCTGGTTCAGAGGTCACAGACGCACAGCTTAAAGACTTGCAAAATATCGTTGAAGAGTTAAACGAATTCTTCATGGAGGCTGTACAAGATGGCCGAGGAATGGACGCGAAGGATGTCAAAAAATTGTTTACCGGTCAGGTTCATGTGGCTGCAAACGCTTTAAAGCTCGGTCTTATCGATTCGATATCTACTTTCGAGGACGCGATTAGTTCATTTGAACGTGATGTTTTTGAGGTAGATGATGGCTCAGATGCGGCTTTAGCTCGGGCTCGGGCTACCCATATCAAAACAAAATTTGACTGAACTTTTCAATTCATGTATAAATTATCTATCGGCTTTGCTTAGATCAAAGCTAATTTTTAGGCTCAGATCCTAGGAACCGACAAATTAATCATTAAAAAGCTTGCATAGTACAGGCGCAATACATGGAGTATTGTCGCTTTTTTTATGTTTTAAAAGAAAGAATGAAAATGAAAGAATTACTAGCCCTTATGCTAACTTTGACTGCATCAATGGAATCCGCACAGGTATTGATTGGAACGGGAAAAGACGCAAAGGAAAATAAAGCATTCGTTGCCGACCTCAACAAGGTATGTGATGAGATCGAATCAACACAAAAAGAAATTGACGAACTCAAGGCCGAAGAAGCCGCATCGGCCAAAGCCCTTGAAAGAGTTACTTCTTTGAAAGCGGCACCTAAGCCGCAAACGGTAAGCGCCGGAGGCCTGGAAGCTTCT